TATTTTACAGGTAAATCTTTGCAGAGTTCAAACAATTGCATGGCACGTTTGAGTTCAAATTTTTTGTGGTTGTACATGTACTTTCTCTTGCGCTCTGCAATGTCCAGGGCTGTCATCAATCGCCATTTGGTATCAAAATCTGCGGACATCAGAATTCGATTCATGTCAACAATGTCCAGACTATACTCCACCCATTTTTCTGTGGCTTTTATTTTGTCGTATGGCACAACGGCTTTGGACTTGTTGGTGGCTGAATACTTTGCAACAAAATTTGCTGCCTTCATACAGACTCCTGTAGTGAACAAGTGTGTATTGTAACACTTGTTGATTATTTGGTCAACTGGGCACAAAGTAATACTAAAGTAGCATCTTGCTCGTTGCAGAATGTGATCCAATATGGACGTGAGCCTTTGCGGCCGTCGCCAAAATAGCTAAACCAGGAATCTGCACGATTGTAGCCATGCCCGCCCAATTTGTTGCGGGCCACTCGTTCGTACTGGAGTGCAATTTCATCCCAGCCATCAAAACGCAAAGCAATGGTGTGTCCGTTGTCGCGAAATTGACGGTATCTGCGGTTTAATTTAACTACTTTCATACCCGAATTATAGCAGTTTGAGATTTATTGGTCAACCGCCCATAAATACTAGACTATGCCACGTTTAAGCCTTTACCGCCCCAATAGAACCCGAGATTACCAATTCCTGGATCGTACTATCTCTGAAATGTACACCGTGGGTGGCATGGATATTTTCCTGCACAAGTACATGGGCCCACAAACTGGGGGCGAAGATTCTGCGCTGTCCAGCAACTATGATACCACACAACCAATTTATGACACTCAAAGTCCTTTGCACATACAGGATCTGCTGTTGTTGGAAAACCGTGACAGAATATACGATCAAGATGTTTATGTCATGCGCGGTGTGTACAACCATCAAGACATTGATTTTGATCTAACACAGTTTGGACTGTTCCTAAACAACGATACCTTGTTTATCACATTTCACTTCAACGACATGATTGACAGTCTGGGTCGCAAAATCATGAACGGGGATGTGCTGGAAGTGCCCAACTTGAAAGATTACTATCCTTTGAATTCTGATATTCCTCAGCCCTTGCCCAGATACTATGTGGTACAGGATGCTGACTATGCCACAGAAGGCATGAGTCAAACCTGGATGCCACACACCTGGCGTGTGAAAGCAACGCCAATGACCAACAACCAAGAATTCAAAGACATACTCAAGAAACCTGTGGTGTCAGAAAACATCTGGGACAATGGCAATTTCTATCCCACCGGCTGGGTCACAAATGCAGGAGATGTGTATTATCAAGCTCTCAAGAATGTGCCTGCAGGTACAGATATTACCAATACTGAATATTGGGCTGTTTATACACCACCCACACAAAGTGATGTGTTTAGTACCAGGACCAAAGACAATCAAATCAATGACGCTATTCTTGCACAAGCAGACGTGGAGGTGCCTGTATCTGGTTACGATACACAAAAGTTCTACATTGTGCCCACGCTGGACAACGGCCAACCTGCCAACCCAACATCACTTACCAATGAAAGTGGTGACACTGTGGATGGCACACAAGGTGGCATGAACGTCACGCCCAAGGCTGATGGTTATACTGTGGGTTATTTGACCGGTGACGGCATACCACCAAACGGATTACCAGTCACCACAGGAGTTGCCTTCCCACTGAGTGCTGTGGCAGGCGATTTCTGTTTGCGTTTGGATTATTTCCCAAATCGCTTGTTCCGTTACAGCGGACAGCGTTGGATCAAGATAGAGGACAAAGTGCGAACCAATCTCAACAACGGCGTACCCAACGATACTTTACGCTCCAGCTTTGTTAACAATACATACACTGTGCCCACAACAGATCTTGGCAACATTCCCAGTCGCCAAAGTCTCAGTCAGATACTCAAGCCACGTGCCGACAACGGAGACCAGAAAGGTTTCCAAGATGCCAAGCCTTATCCTGACACACAACCAGGCCAGAAATCGAGTTAAACAATGCAACAACAATTTTTTTATGATGCACAAATCCGACGTTTTCTATTACAGTTTACCAGGATCATCAGCAATTTCCAAATTGAATACGGCAACGAAAACAATGGTGTCAACAACGCTGCGCTGATTCGTGTGCCGGTTCGCTATGGCGATGCCAGCCGCAATGCTCAAGTTATCATTCAAGAGAACAGCCGCAACTCAATGCCAGCAAGTCCGTTGATGACTTTTTATATTTCAAGCCTGGATTATGATCGTCCCAGAATGCAAGAACCATATCATGTGAGCAAAATTCAAGTTCGCCAGCGTGAGTATGACACACAAACCGACACCTACGATACCACACAAGGCAATGCGTTCACAATCGAACGTTTGATGCCAGTGCCTTACAAATTAGGAATCACACTGGATATATGGACCAGCAACACCAATCAAAAAATGCAGTTGTTGGAACAGTTGCTCACATTGTTCAATCCCAGTTTGGAAATACAAAGTACTGACAACTACATTGACTGGACCAGTTTGAGTGTGGTCGATCTTGATGGTGTGACTTGGACGTCAAGAACTGTGCCAGTCGGCACAGACAATCCTATAGACATGGCCACTATCAAATTCAGCATGCCTATATGGATATCAGCACCAGCCAAGGTCAAGAAGCTGGGTGTGGTCGAGCGTGTGATCATGAGCATGTATGATGCTCAAGGTGATTTGAACAATGCTGTCACAGACAATGATTTGTTGTTGGGAACCAGAGTCATTGTCACTCCTTGGAACTACGAAGTTGTGGTCATTGGCAATCAAATACAATGCTTGCAAGACAGGACCATAGTGCCCGATGGCAGCAATGAAAATTTAACTCCCACACAAATTGTAGCCAGCAGCAGTTTGCTATGGCCTGCAGTGATCAGTGCTTATGGTGTGTTGCGTCCAGGGATCAGTCAAATTAGATTGACTCAAGCCGATGACTCAGTGATTGTGGGTACCATAGCTATCAATCCCAATGATGACCGACTGTTGATCTACGATATTGACCAAGACACAGCTCCCCAAAACACCCTGGACCCTATCACAGCCATCATCGATCCGTTGGTCAGCGGACCTGGATACGGATTGCCAACGCCAGTAGTGGGTCAGCGTTATTTGTTGACCGAACCCACTGGATCTGCCATAAACATTTATCCTGCTGAGGCTTGGCTGGGAGATCTGGGACAGCCTTTGGTGGCAGCAGCAAATGACGTCATTGAGTGGAACGGATACTATTGGCAAATTGTGTTCAACAGCATAGCACAAGCCGATACCATACAGTATGTTACCAATATCACCACTGGCGTTCAGTACGAATGGACTGGCACGCAATGGCTCAAGAGCTATCAAGGTGTGTATCCGGGAGGAACATGGAGTCTGGTGCTTTGAAGGCAGCAGGTGTATGGTTCCGTAGTCGAGACACAGGGCGCTATCTCTATCTGTTGCGCAACGACAACAAACATCCAGGTGCATGGGGATTGCCTGGCGGCAAAATTGAAACAGGCGAAACCTTACTGGGTGGCATGGAACGTGAGTGCATGGAAGAACTGGGATTCTTTCCCACCTATCTAAGATTGATCCCGCTAGAAAAATTTACTTCAGCTGATTCAGCATTTGAATACCACACATGGGTGTGCATTGTTGACAGTGAATTTGTGCCCAGACTCAACTACGAACACCTGGGTTATGCCTGGATTGATGCTGGTACCTGGCCCAAGCCCATGCATCCAGGCTTGTGGAACACAGTAAACCTAGATGCTGTGCAAGGAAAAATTTTGTTGTTGGAACAAGAATTCAGCAAAGAATAAATCATTGCCGAGCAATATTTTGCAAAAAATCAGCCATGTTGATGTGTGTTAGATTGGGAACCCCCAGCAGTTCACGAACTTCTGCTGTGGTTTCCCCAACCACTCTAAAAAAATTAATGGCAGGATAATCTTTCATAATTGTTATCAACTGTCTATACCAATTGCCGGTAAACGTGGGGGCTCCTGAACTTTTTCTGTAAAATTCAGTGTCAGCATAGACATTGTTGAATCTGCCAATTTTGGTAGGACCCATGTCAAATCCAATTAGATAAATGTGTGTGGCTCCATCTATTGCAGCCTGTCCTGTTGCCACAGGACCCGAACTAAATCCAAAATATTCTTTTGCAATCCTTCTTGCACCAGTGTCTGGCAAAGGTTTGCGAGTGTAGTGAATGTTGCTGGCGCTGTAACCTTCTTGTTGTATTCGCTCACTGATAGGCAAGTCTGTGCTGACCAGCACATCGGGTGCGAACTCACGATACATGGCATTGCATGCATATACCTTGCCCTGTGTTTTTAACAGCAGCAAATCTATGCCTTGGCGGCTGATCCCATTACCCAATACAAACGCTACGGTCATAAAAAAATCCTCCCAGTATGTAGCTGGGAGGATTCAGTCAGGTTAAAAATTAACTTGTAACGCTGGCCACTTGTGCCAACTGCAATGTACCGTTGGTTGATTG